ACTGGGCATCAATGCATTCTTTTAGACCCCGCACAAGTGTTCCATCTCCAAAAGCACCAAATAGTTCAGCAGCTTCTGCAGGAGATTTCACCTGGAGAGGTTCATACATTGGACCATCCGTAGCGGTCCCAAGCATTACTACTCGTCGATTAGTAGGTCCCTGCGGAACCGATCTATCAAGGTTGTTATCATATAAAGTTCTAGTTACTTTTGGGATTGCCATTACTTTATCTCCATTTTAATATTATTAATTTTACTCAGGGTATTTATCTTATTCATTTTCTTCTAATTTAATTTGTATTACTTCAATAAGTCCAGCCGGTATTGCTGTATATTTTTCTACATCAACTGCATACTCTAAACTTCTAACATTGAAAGTTTGATTTAATTCTTCAACTTCGTTATCTTTCATACGTTGTCTAAAGACTGTATAATGCGATCCGAATAAACCTCCAAAGTGATCCATGAATGCAAATTGAAACCAATCAGTTAAATCTTCAGCCTCATTTGGACTTTTTGCAAAAATATCAAATTGAAAAAAGGCAGTAAATCTTTGAGCTAATACTCTAAGAGCTGTACCATCATCCAGAAAAATATCTTCACGTAATCTAGGTTTGACTTCTCTCGTCCCAACCTCGGGATTTAATGCAGGTTTTCCTCCTAAATTAACTGGAAGCATTTTATTAATACTCCAGACAATTCCGTTTTCAACCTTATTGCTCTCTTCCTTTAAAGTTACCCATAAAGGATAGGCAGCATCAAATCGTAATTTAGGCTTTAAGAGATGCAAAGCCTTTTCCAACCCAGTAATGTACTTAAGAGGGCCTACATTTCCAACGATATCTTCACCGTTGACATTTAGAGGCATCTCTTCTCCTGCAATGCCCTCTCTATAGAGAGTTATGTCAATCGGTATTTGAGTTGCCATACTAATAGTCTCCCATGTGGGGGATTACCTGTACTAAGTAGAATTCTATTCGTCCATTGAAGCCTCTTTTAGCATCTATCTCTGTTATTTCAAAGGCCTCAATATGATCTGAAGTATACATTTCATGTTCGGTTGGATCTGAGGATCTTTCTGGATAATCTACTTCAATGATTACATCGCCCCTTTTTGGTTTTACCTTTTTAGATATATGTAATTTAGAAGTTTGAACTGTAACTCCGACAGCTCCTCTAACAGACATGGGATCATGTCTGGTTTGTATTATGTCATCAGAGTACGTCCACATAGGACCGCCAGAGCTAGCTCCGGTATCTTCTTCATAAAATTCACTATACACTCCAATATTATATCGTCTATACAGAGCAAAGTGTCCGTACTTTTTTAGTATACTTTCAAACGCTCGCTTTACCGAAGAATCGGATGCATCTATTGACCATGGTTTAAGTATCATCGCTAGATTTTGTTTGTGAAGTGAATCCTCTACTTGCACCTTTTAACGATCCAAAATCTGTTCCTGCTGTTTCCCCAGGAGAAGCACTTGTAGTACTTGTTGGCAAACTCTGATGAGTATGGTCCGTATAAGGACTACTAGAAGTATCTTTAGTTTTCAACTTGTGCTCAAGAGCAACTATCTTTAGATCCAAAGCAGCAATATTATCTTTTAAATACTGTGCTAGAACTCCACCTGACATCTTAAAGTCACCTAAAGAAATTGATCCAGCTCCTGCACCAGTCGGATCTGTAAAATATGTTGATAAAATATCTTTCTTTGTTCGTGCAATTACATATTCAGTAATTCTAATTGGAACATTTAGAGAATCAATAGTTCCATTCCATAATTGAGCTGCAGTTATACCATGTCGATGAATAGATAGAGCAACTGTAAAATCATCATATTGATTTACAAACGGTCCTATTTCTAATTTTGTTTCATTAATAGAAGCATAAAAAGGAGACAGCAAACTCATAAAGGATAAGGTAGGAACGTGCTCATTAACTGATATATCAAATCCAATTTCAAATGCTCTATTTACATCAAAATCTAATGTAATATTTCCATCTGAATCTGCTACTTTATCAATACATACAATACTATCATCGCTTAAGGTATCTACACCTATAACAGCTAGTAAAGCTACCTCTGCTGCAGTTAGACTACTATAATCAACTTTTGATGTTAAATATACATCTTTCCCAACTATTAATGGATCTTGTAAGTTATCAATCCATCTTGTTGTTAATGGAGTTGTGGTAAAACCTAAGGGCTTAGTAGCTTCTGCGGTAATTATTACATCTTTAGTCCATGTTTCACTGGCGGCTTCACAAGTAGCTTTAGTTGTATATTGAGTATCACTACACGTTCCTCCATCGGGAACACGTCCATCAAAACTGACTGTTACACTTCCCAAGCCATACTGCATAATACTTCCTTCTGAAGGAATAGAGGAAGATAAATATAATTCCTCAGGTATAGCCGAAAGATCTTCAACTGTTGATGTTCCTGTTTCCACAACATCAGCGGCAGTTCCTGTAACTGTAAAGCTGCCAGAAAAACTATTTTGTAGAGTTGTTCCATCAGCGGCAGTTATTCCATAATTACTTTTAGGAATATAAACAGTATAAGAAGCTCCTGTTATTAGATCAGCAGTTGGCGTTATCCTAACAATTGCATCAGCTGGTTGAGTTAATCCAATGTCAACTGGAGTTTCATTGCCCCCATCTGCCATTGTTCTAAAGAGTGTTACCGCATACGACAATATTGAAGAAGAAGCTACGGCACTATTAAAAGTAATATCTAAAGGTGAATCGTGAGGTACTTCAGAAGCCCCAACTAAATTTTGCTTAGCAGCATTGGAATCATGGTATTCAGCAGATATTACATTAAAAGCCATTATTATGTCCTCATCTATTTTTTAGTTTTTTTTGGTTTTCTTTTTAAAGCCCCACCACCTGGACGAATCCTTGGATTTCCAGGTGATGAGTTCTTTTTATCTGTTTTCTTTGCCATTAAGTGACAAAGCGCAAAGGTTTTACATCTTTGACTGGGGGTTCAGTATCCACTGAAACCGAACTGATTCCTGTCGATTTACCCAAGTCATTTAAGATGTCAGATACACACATCATAACAACATCTCTTGGATGCATCGAAGGATTTTTACCTTCTTTTTCAATACTATAACACGCTTCGACAAACTCTAGTTTGTCCATCTTGTTATCTAATTTAACAAGAACAGCTTCTATATCTTTTACAGCATTTGAAGGAGTTCCAGAAAGAATAGTAAAAGCTTTTTTATAGATTTCGCTATCATTATCAAAACCGATAGAACGATAAGAGAAGGATGGGGTTTTTAAAACCTTTCCTTTAGTTCCTTCTCCAGTATCAGTCCATTTAAAGTGACCTCTATCAGTAGTTACTGGAGGCACTATTGGAGCATTAGTAGGTCTTGCTACATATTCCTCGTCATGTTTTGACACGTAGTCTAAAGATCCTTTTTTAACTGCAGCATCTATACTAGGAAGAAGATCTACACTAATCGTAGAGACTTCCATATAGTTATCTCCATTTTCTATATTCTGTGTAGTAAATGCTTGTAAAGAAAGATTTGCAGTCTGATGTCTCCACATCGCTTCACCTTGAGCTAATCTAATATACTTTTTTCTATTTTTAGCCATTTTTAGGCTCCTTATATTATTATTTAAGTTATGTCAATCGTATACAAAAAGAGGGTGCCGAATTTCTTCAGCTCCCTCTTTTCGATCATCGTACAGATTATTATAACGTTAGGTTATATATTAATCTACGACAGCTTCACTAGGTGCATCACCTGCGAGTGTCTGCTGGTTGACATTGTCAAATACATAGTTATCTTTGATAACCACATCTTTAGCAATTCCAACACCTTTACCTTGCGCTAACAAGGCCATGCCCCAACGTTCTTTAATCTTCATGGCATGGATATCCACTTCTGGATCTTTCCATTCATCCACAGAAATGCCTTCTTTGGTCATTAATAGACCGGCATTTTGAGAATCAGCCATGATTACATCTGTAACGTACACAGAAGAATCTGCTGTATTACCTGTACCAGAGGTTGCACCTGCCGCATATTTGACGTGCGGGGATACAATCACTTTTAGAGGTGATGGCAGATACTTAGGCGCAATATTAAAACTTGCTCCTAATGGGTTAAGTGTAGTTACAAAAGGATTAGGACCAGCAACGCCGGTTTCTCCACCACCGTGGATATTTTTACCGGTTGGGTCCTGAGCGTATCCTAAGCCGCCAAAGCCTGTTCCAAAGGTTTGTGCGCCGGAACCGTCAGGAAGACGATTACTGGCAATAACACCATTTGCAAACAAGATTTCACGCATTTTAGGATCGTTCATGAATGTTTTCCAAGCAAGCGGATTCATCAAGAGAGTATCATAGTTGAACCCTCTAAGATAACCATACGCCCACATATCAAAAACGTCATTGATAGTCATGGAACCATTAAAGTCCCCGGCGATATCACGGCCTTTAGTATGTCCTAGCTCGCTAGCAGAAGCAGCTTCACTATTACTAAATAAGGTTTGACCCATATCATTTAATAGTGCAATGCCATATTCTTCTTTATGTCTAGCCAAAGCTCGGCCGGACATTCTGAGCCACATACCAAAAACGTCAAACAAGTTATCGTCGATGACTTCCATAGTTACACGCAATTTCAAACCGTGTTTAGCGATTCCAAGCTGGATTATGTGTCCTTCTCCGTAAGACATATCCGCTTCCGGATATTCTTGACCTTCAGGAACTTCAGCAGCATGAAAAGCGCCAACAGCGCCGATTTCAACAGTGCGACCAGGGCCTTCATAAGCAATCTGCTTGAACAGATTAGGCACGACTAACAAATCTGGTTCAATAGCTTCTTGCACTAAGGAAGTTACAGTTGTACCGATGAATCGTGTGAGGTCTTCTGTAAAGAAAACGTCTTTAAATTCCTCAATACCTTCTTTTTCCATGTGCTTTTCAATACTGAACACGTCTTTGAAGTCGAATCGCAAGCTCATAGCATCCTTATCATTATTTTCATAACCAACAACTCCGTTGTTAGTAAAAATATCATAAATAAGTTTTTGGGCATGAGCCTGCTTTGCTGTTAGTTTAGTCACTTTCATTATTTTATTTCTCCAATATTTAAGTGATTACTTTCTAAAGCAGACTCTCTATGATTATTCATCAGGAGTTCTCCTTCAAAATAGATATTAATTATATTAATACTATTTGTCATTATATATCGAGCTGAATCCAAGCTTCCCCGAACACGCCGCCATTACAGAATTCTAAGATCTTTTCGGCTGGATCGGAACTTGGCCATTCGCCTGCCCATGTGCTTGACTTCTTCAAGAGAGATGCACTAATCGCATTGTATGCAAAATCGTATAGGAACTGGGGTACGCCTTTGGTGCCCGTGCCGGCTACTCTAGAGCCAGCGCTTTCTTCATACACAGTTTGTACTGTGTCTAACAAATCTTTTCCAAATCTGTAGTCTACACCCATTAAACGCCCAACATATTGTATATTTTGAGCAGCAAGAGGCATAAAGTTACCGTAGTAATCAGATTTAAGAAGTGTTCCTGCTAATCCTTCACCGGCTTCGCTATTAAAAGTATAGAAAGAATACTCTTTCTCTACAGATTCATAGCCTAAATCGGTAATCGTATCAGAAGCAGCTGTAGGTGCTGCGGTATCTACGTTTACTAGATCATACACAAATGTAACTACTACTGCAGCAGTAGCAGATTCATCTGTTTTAAAAGTAAGATTACCATTTCCAGCAACTGACCACTCAGTGCCTTCAACAGTAGCAGCAGCATCAATAGTAATGGAAGTAATAGAACCGAATGCTGCGCCTGAGTAGGCTGCGGAATATGTAGCAAAAGTTAATGCTACAGGCACCGCAGCTGCATTAGAAAGATCAATAGTAGCTGAATAAGTACCAGTGATATTTTCTGCACCGCCTTCTGAACTTCCAGAACCAACAGGTACAAAAGTACCAGTTAGGCCCATTACTATATCATACTCATAGGTATCTACAGCAGGAATTTTAATTAATTGGCGACTTAGTAAGCCCCAATTTTTGTTACGCATGTCATAATTAAGATTTTCACCGCGCATGTCTTGATACACGTCATGCTCAGTTACCCCTATAGGATAATTAATCGGCATTTCTGGAGTCGATGCATCCACAGGAGAGGTAACTGTTCTAGCCACCCCACCATTAGCAGGAACCATTAAACCCATAATTCCTTTAGCAACGCCATAGTAATCCGTTCCATCGCCTAGATCTTCATTATTAGAAGTGATTGCCGAAACAATTCTTCCTTTAGGAATAACTACCCAGTCTTGGGTATTTATATCTTGATAACTTTCTGGAAGATGCGTATAAGGCATCAACGGAAACGCAGGTCGTACTCCATCAGATTGACTGATATTAGGACGTCCGGGAGATACTCTATATCTATCCGGAGCTCTTTTTAACGGTCTAGCTGGAGCACCCTGTGCACTAAAATTAAGTTTATTAGCCATTTTAAGTTACCTCCTAATTAAACGTTAAGTTGAATCCATGCTTCGCCAAATACACCTGGATCAAAGCTACAACAGGTAGAAACAACTTCTGCGGCATCTTTACCAGCAAAATTTGCTTGACCACTGTCGCTAGCTAAAGCTGCAGCCCATGAAGAGCCATTCTTCACAAGAGATTGTCCAATAGCGGCATATGCAAAATCGTATAAGAATTGTGGTACTCCCATGGTACCTGTTCCGGAAACTCTATAAGCTGCATTATCTTCGTATACAGACTGTACTGTATCCAGTAGATCCTTATTAAAACGATAATCTATGCCTAGTAAGCGTCCAACTTGTTGTGCAGTAGAACCAGAGGCATGTGCCATAAAGTTACCGTAGGAATCCGATCTCAAAGTTTGTCCTGCAAGACCATCAGTTGCACCAGCTTTTATAGTTAGCCAAGAAAACTTGGGTTCAACTCCCCAATATCCAGAGGTAGCAGTAAAACCGCCTGCAATACCTGCGGCAGGTGCTCCTTCTGAAGTATCAGCAAAAGAATCGGCAGTTCCTATAAAAGTATCTAATGCAGCAAGATCAACAGATGGAATTTTAATTAACTGACGACTAAGTACGCCATAATTTTTACTTAGCATATCGTAGTTTAAATATTCACCTCGCATATCTTGGTATACATCATGTTCTGCTACGCCTAGTGGTATATTGGCAGGAATAGTCGGGGTTCCTCCTCCCTCTACGGGAGAGGTAACTTGTCTGGCCCATCCGCCATTAGCAGGAACCATTAAACCCATAATTCCTTTGGGAACTCCAAAATAGTCTGCTCCGTCTCCAAGATCTTGATTATTAGATGTAATTGCGGAAACAAGTCTTCCTTTGGGAATTACTACCCAATCTTGTTTATTTACGTCCATAAAACTTTCTGGAAGATGCGGATAGGGCATCAGCGGAAAGGCCGGACGAATCCCATCAGATTGACTTATATTTGGTCTACCTGGGGATTTTTTGTATTTATCGGGTACCGGTTTTAGTTTTCTTGCCGGAGCACCCTGTGCGCTAAAATTAATTTTGTTAGCCATTTTTATTTATCTCCTAGTTTTGTTTCAGATAAGATCTGATAACTTTTCTTGCGTCGCTCATGGCGTCTTCATTTTCTTCTTCACTGTCCAAACCTTCTGGTTTGTCCTCTGAGAGTGTTTCGTTATTCAAACTCTCCGTAGGAGCCTCGACAAAGGTCTCCGTCATTTTTTTAGAGAGATTTCTGAATATTGTTTTTAGTTCACTGAGTGTTTTTCCTTCTAAAGAGCTTTTATAGTCTTTTCTGGAATTCTCAATATCTTCTAAATTAATTTCTGAACAACGTAGTGCTACAGCGTTTTGTACAATTGAATCAACTAGTACCGCTCGCACTCGTTCTTCTTCATCAGAAGATTCTTCTTCAGAATCTTTTACTTCAGTGGAGTCTTCCTCTTCTGTAACTTCTTCTTTAGAAGTTTTTTCTTCTTTAACTTCTTCTTGATCGGCCTGTTCTAAGATAGAATCCTTGGCCCCTTTATTGTATGCTTCTTCTTGAATAGAAGCGATGTACTCAGACATACCGTCTACTGCTAAAGCTGCGACAAGGTCTTCTGGGACATCAGTATTATCATCAGAACTATCAGTTGCTTCTTCTATTTCTCCTGGACTAATTGCGTCAATAGCTGCAAAAAATTCATCTTTTACTTCTTGAGAAACTTCATTATTTTTCTCAATAAGAAGACGAACTCTGTCTAGTTTTTCAGCAGAAGCACTTCCTAGCATTTCAGATAATTTTTCTAAAATAGAATCATCGATTTGTTTCATTTGATATTTCCTCTTATTTAATTCTATTGGATAAGTTCTAGTGACTTTAAAACAGAATCAAAGTCCTGTTCTCGTTTTCTTGCATCCTTAGCATCGTTCAGGGATTTTTCTAATGTCCACTGAGTATATACTAAAATTTCTTGTTTATCTTCTGAAGATAGCTCATCCCATCTTATAACTAATGAGAGGTAGCGCTCCAGATCAGTATCTTTTTGTACTGGCGGATTTGTAGGTTTTTCGCCTTTAAGTTGTGCGGAATTTTCATTGTCCTTACTGCAGGATGGTAGAGAGGAATAATGTCTACAGACACATTCTCTAATTCCATTAGGCTTAGGAGCATGTCTAGCATATGATAATGCTGCTTTAGCTCGTGCCCTTGTATTTACAGGATAACTTTTTGCTGGAGCTCCGCCTGCTTTTCCACAATATGGACCTTTTGTTTTATATTTACCAGCATTACTTCCACCTGCTGGGGCATCTTCATAATCTTCTAAATATGTTGCTTTTTCTAAAAAGGTAGCATATAAATCCATCTCAGCCATAATTGCATCCCAGTCTGCATCATCTTCTGTATTTTCATCACATACCTCTTTATCTTTTTCAGTATCTTGTACAAACAATAAACCTTTAGAGTCTATATATGCTTTTTTATCATGATTTACTGCTTCCCATAGAACAGGATTTGCAATTAGTTCTTCTACAAAGTTTTCCTCTGATATAGAACTATCAGCATAGGCGACCTCTGAATCTGAAAATATTAGAGCTGGCCTATGTGCTTCTTCTTTTTCATGAAATGGTACAGGATTTTCTCCATCCATCATAGTGTATGATACAATCTGTGCTGCACCCTCATTTGAACGATAGTCAGCGGGACTGTTTACTATAGAAACTTCTTTATAGTCCATGGCTCCAATTGACCAGAAGCACTTTTGCTCATTACCAGTTTTTTCATTATCGTAAATATTGCCCCGCATATGTCCACACCATTCTTCAGCAGTTAACATATTTTGATCGCAAATAGAACATTTAACATATTTTAATTCATTTGGAGCTCCATCCATAGGCGCCCCATGAGTAGATACGGTTAAATATCTACCATCAATAATTTTTTGAATAGCTTCTTTATCAGTTACTTTAACATCTAGTTGTGTGAAACCTTCCGATTCTGATGTCTTAATAAAACGGGAAGCAACTACTCTTCCTAGTGGATCTACATCCATATCATGATTTTTTAATAGTGGTTTCTCAAAAGGCTTAGTCCACACATCTTGAGAAACTGCATAAGACATCGCACCAGAATCATAACAGAAACCATTTCTATTAATATAACCTGCATGTGTTGCATCAACAGTTATTAGTAACGAGCTCGGAACCCCGCCGCTAGAAAAATTATACTGAGTACTAAAATCGCTAGTGGTCTCGTCTCTAAAATCGTTTTTAAATAATTTACTCATATGTTTCCTCCGACAAAAGTTCTGGAAATTGATTTATGCTATGTGTCATCTTTTTACACCTAGGGCATTTAACTTCTGTATCAGCTCCAGGAACTATTTTTGCCAGTAATTTATTGCATATTGTGGGTGCACCCCATCTTTCAGATTTTTTTTCATCCAATTCTTGACATCTAAGTTCTACCAAATTAATTGGAACACAGTTCGCTTTAATATTTATATGCGAACAGCCTCTCTTTTGGCACTTTATTTCAACTGCATAAGGACTTTGTTGGTCTTTATACTTACATAATAACGCACCACACGCTGGACATCTAAAATCCAGATACTTCTTGTTCATATTTACTCCTTGGTTATGTCAGGTTCCACTGCAGTAAATACTAAATTTACGGCAGTTTGTACTGAGTTATCTCTTAGGTACTCTGACAGTAGCATCTTTAATAGAGTTATGTCATACGTCTCTAACTTAGACCCGCTAAGTGCAGAAAAAAGTTCGTCTTTTGTAGTGCTAGTTAGACAATTATTCCATATTTTAAGATATTCATCCTTATTTATGCTTGGTTTAGCAAGCTGAGTTCCATATTGATTTGATGGTCTAGAAGTATTCTCTGATGAATTCTCAGAAGCTACTGCTTTTGCCACAGCTTGTGCCTTAGCTAGAGGAATCTGAACCTTATGTAAATATAAATCTTCTCTTTCTGGATCACTTAGAATATCTCTTCCTAATTCTTTTCTAAGCTCATCTTCTGTTAAGCCATTACTAAGATATAAATTGAGGTAGTGTGCTTCTCTTCGAATCTTTTCGGCAAGATCTACCTCTGGAATAGCTATATATACCATATTAGTATCATCTAAAGTAAATTCTGTATAACCTGTTTCATATAATAGTTCTCGAACTATATAAAATTCTATTCCCTTTTTAAGAAGTCTTTGAAATTTTGCAGATGTACTTTGCATTTCGGCACTAATAACTTGTGCAGTAGATCTGTTAGCTGTATCTCCTTCTCCCATAGCAATACTAGACATACCTAGTCCAGATAGCACACGAGCTCTAAAGTAGGTCAGAGAAGCTGTTAAGATATTATTTGCCTGAGTAGCTTTAGCAACGTCTTCTAATGTAACTCTTTCAGTTGTTACTAGTATACCGTCTCCAGTTATATAGCGAATTGTAGCTGCTAGATCATCTACTTGTTCTTGCGTACCTGGTTGCTCTTTAGAACCTACTTTAGCATGTATCTTAGGAACAGCTACTTTAATAGACTCTAAAAGAGATAATTCTTCTAATTCTCTTAGAGCTTCCATATCTGCTAAGACAGGTATAGACATAGGCATTGAAAAGAAAAACTGAGACGGAGACGAGCTTTTATCCTTAAGATGGACAACATTATATGCAGGCCATTCAGGAGTTCCTGTTTTAGCTAATTTTGGAAGAAAAGTAGAAGTAGTAGGTACTTGTCTCCACCTTCTAACATTACCAAAGTCATCTCTATCCACCTCAAGTGTTGTTGGATCCACAACTGAATAACCAGCTATTGGAACTCTTTGGAATCCATCAAATGTTTTTCTGGGTTTTCCTCCAGATGCTTTTCTATTCCTATGTTTTACAATAATACAATTATTATATAAAACTATATTAAAAGCAAGTTCATCGAATAAATCATCAATAGGGCGATTTTGTACTGTTGCAATTTGGTCAAAACGTTTTCTAATATACCCAACTGTATTAGGATTATTACCTACAAATTCCCATTTATGCTTACGAATCTGTTCTACATATTTCTCTACAGCACGTCTAAATAAAGATTCGTTAGTAAATGCTAGCTGTACTTTCGACATATCCCATTCAGGGGAGCGAAAAATACCTCTATTCCCACCACCAAATGCATTTAAAACAGTAGATTTTAGTGTTTTTAATATACTAGATAAACTAGAAGATCTGGCATCTTTAATAGCTGCAACTGGTGTAGCCGGTGTAGATGCCATGTTTCTTTTTTGTAATACCTGCTCGATCTTATCCTCAAGGGTTTCTTTTGGTTTTCTCCTGAAGAAAGAGAAAAATGTTCTTTTTGCCATTATAAACCTGTTCCTGCTTTATTTAATATTTCTTGTAGTTCTTGTATGTCTTCTGCGGACATAGTCTTTAAACATTCGCCTTTTTTTGCGCCAGTTGTAGCTTCAGCTGCTTCATCAGACGAAAGCCCCATATATTGCATCATAAATTTCTGTACGTCTTCATCTTCTTGTAAAACTAGTAGACTTATAGGGTTAATGTCACTATTAGTTATGTCAATCTTATCCCCGCCCAGCATAGAAGATCCAAATTTACTAGTTATGTGAGTAAAGGTTCCAGTATCTTCCTTTCCACCTGTTCCTCCTACTCCTACTCCTTCTATATCTCCATCTCCAGTTCCGGAAATGCCATCAGATATACCGGTAGTAATAATGGAACCAGCTCCATCAGATACTAGTCCTGTTTCATCAAATTGAGCTGTATCTCTGTCAGATTTCTTATATTTATTACATAATAAAATTCCCTCAGCATTAAGATCCAGTAACCAATCACACATATTTATTAATCCTTTGAGTAAAGGTACAAGTCTACTTTCTTCTACGTTTTTAGGATCATTTTCCCACGAGTCGTTAATTGCTTTATTTTTTTGTTTAAGGAGCATCATATTTTTTATTCTTTGAATAAAGCTCTGTACAGACTTAAAAAATCCATCTTTTCCAAAAATAGAAGTAATTAATAGTAATAGAACTTTTTCCCAAGGTAAACATTTTACAGAGACTGAAGACCAAGTACTTCCAGGTTTCCAGATATGTCCATTTTGTTCGCAATTTTCTTTATCTCCATAGGTTGTTTCGTAGCCTCCATCAACATTGAAGCAATGTCCTGCTGCCGATGCTTCCTCATCTACTCCATCTTCCCACTCTTTTTTCTTTTTATATACCCATTCAATTGATTTTTCCATTAGATGCTCTCTAATAGTGTCGACCATTGTCATCAAAATTAATTGAACACAATTAGTAGTTAGCTGTGTAATATTAAACATTATAGCAGGCCATCCAACCTTTCCATACTTAGTATCCAACAGTGCTAATAATATTTCTGCAATTGATTTAACATCTTGTATCCACAATTTCTGCTTATTTAAAAAGTCCTGTAGTGACCTGGGATGCGT